TTCCGCCTAACCAACTATTACTTAAATAATCTTCCGGCTTAGAATTTTTAACCCGCATATAACTATATTCCATATATTCCGCCGCAATAATTTGAGCCGGATCGAGTTCTTTATCCTTTGTTCCCATGATAGCAATAATTTCATTACTTTCGATATTTGACAATCTATCAACTAAAGAATACAAATTTAAGTTGTTGCCCCAAATTTTATGGGCTACCAATAACGCGGCAATGATTGCTTGACTTTTCATTTGTGGGTGTGATGGGTTTGTAATAGTATTTCCGGTACCCTTAGGAATGCTATCTAAAAATTTCAAACCTTCAAAACATCGATTAAACGATTCAAAAATGTCTGGGGTGCCGTCGGATGTAGTTGACGCCCAATCAATAGCAGTCTTATATCCACCTTTAGCAAAGACAGACTGGCGAGGTTGCCAATTGTATCTTTTTGCTAGCCCATACAAAATTTCGCTAGGTTTCTCTACACTTTTTTGGCTATTATATGGATAGTATGCCATTTTAACATCGTCAACAGATGATAGATAATGTATTTTTGCTGCCAATTTTTTAATGTCGTTTGCTTTTGTTGGATAGGCCTTCCAATAAAATGCCCTGGTGTTTCCGTCAATTCTATACCACTCGCCTTTTTTGTAAGAACGAATGATTAAATTAGTATCAGGATCGATGTCATTAAAATCTTTTGTAACTACGCCTAACGCTACCTCGGTTAATGTGGTTTGATATCCATTATCGTGTGCTGGATCAAATACCTTTTTCATTTTGAGAACTCGATTCGCACTATCGCGATTTGTAGGAATTGGATCAATGTCAATCCATTCTTGTACTGATAATTCTATAAAATCGTGATCGCCAATTGTAGCAGGATTGTAACCGCGTAGGTCTTTTGATGGTGTCGCAAGGACAGAGATGTTATTCATTTTGGTCTCCTTAAATTGAATATATCGTCTATACTTAGAAATAAAGACACATTATTATGTCTAGATTTAACAAATATAGTACAACTCTTTAAGTTAATTTTTAACTTGTTATTATTGTAACAAATATATTTATCTCAATCAACGACTAATATGTCCAAAAGATAAATAGAAAGTTGCCAGTCGCGATACGCCAATATCCACTGACTCTAATAAGAAAGGACCTTATCAGCGTGAATATTTATCAGCCCTTTACCTACAGAATTACATTCCGGCCTACCGGGCAAAGCTACTACGGAGTAAGAACCAAGAAGCATTGTCATCCCAGAGAGCTTTGGCAATGTTATTTCACATCTTCCAAACAAGTCAAGCAATTAATCACAGAATTTGGCACTTCAGCATTTGACTTTGAAATACGCAAGACATTCACTACCAAGGCAGAGGCCATTGCCTGGGAACATCGTGTACTAACTCGTTTACAAGCCGCTACAAATCCTCAATGGTTAAATGAGAACGTTGGTGGCAAGATGTTTGTTACCCGTGATAAGTTAACAGAAGAACATAAACGAAATGTAGCCAAAGCTCAATTAGGTAAGAAAAGAAAACCGCATACAGAAGAAACCAAAAGAAAGATTTCTGCGGCTCGACAAGGACAGCCTACACATAACAAAGGTAAGCCTATGTCTGAAGAACAGAAAAAGCTATTGTCTCAAGTTCGTACTGGATATAAGTCATCGGAAGAAACCAAAGCTAAAATAGGGGCAGCCTCAAAAGGACGTATTAAGTCCGAGGCCGCAAAGTTTAAAATATCGGAAGCACTTAAAAAAGCATGGGCAGAAAGAAAAAGAGCCCTTTCGGGCTCTTAATTATTCCATTGCCTGGATGATGTATTTGCCATATTTGTCATGGAAACGGTCAAAGTTCTTCAACTTGGTAGCATCGAACGGTAACTGATAATTCGTGAGGGCTACTTTTGCCCCCATCACAACCAACTCTGTGGGGAAGTTATCCATCATAAAGCCAAAGAAGTTGTCTGCCATTGAGTCCCAATCTTTGATCTTCTTCTGATCGGCACTTTGGAGTTCATAGCACAGGCTAACTGTCAACGAATACATAGCGGAAATTTCTTTGATCTCGCACTTCTTAACCTTGCCACTTAGGATGTCTTCGGGTCTAGGCATCTGTTTTGCCACTTTGCGGTGTGCCATAAACTTAACAGCCAAGCCTTCGCCAATAGCACCAGCAACCAAATCGGTCAAAGTACCTTCGTCCAAGTCGTCATCGATTAGCAAGTCTGATACAAAACTCCAGCTACGTGGAGTAGCAAAGGCACGTGAGCTAGACTTTGGATCAAAGTCATACAAGTCTTGCTTGGCAAAGCCAACATAACCTACAACCTGTTCGTGAACGCGGTTAGTAGTAGCCCAGTTCAACCAATCTTCGTAGTCTGTCTTAAGTTCCAAGTGAACAAAACGGTTTGCCAACGGAGCAGGCATACGATAAGTAACACCTTTGTCAGTTTCTCTGTTACCAGCGGCAACAATAGACACACCTTTTGGCAGTACATAAGTACCAACACGGCGGTTAAGTACTAACTGGAAAGCCGCTGCCTGTGTAGCAGGAGCCGCAGAATTCAATTCATCTAAGAACAGGATAGCAGTAGACTCTGGATCTGTGGGCAATTCTGCTGGAGGTGCCCATGTCATTGTATTAGCATTGGAGTCAAAGTAAGGAATGCCTTTAATGTCAGTGGGTTCCCACAAGCTCAACCGAACGTCAATAACTTCACGACCTTGCTCGTCGCCAATTTGTTTAACAATATCGGATTTGCCAATACCGGGAGGACCCCACATGAATACCGGACGCTTAATTTTAACGCATTTACGAAGGCTTCGTTTAGCTTCGTTAGGAGTAACTGTACGATTAGAAGAAATTTGCTCTGCCATTTTAAACTTTCAGTGTTTGGGTTAATTTAATACTGAGTGCTTCTTGCTTCAGTATGTATTAATTATACACGAATTATAGGTTTATGTCAAGTAGATTTCAGGCTTTTTGCTTTTGCTGTGCTAAATTTTGCTATGTTGCCTGAAAACAACACCAGCTGTACAGCCATTTTATCGTTGAAAACAAAAACGGCCTTGTTGGTTATATACCACGGACAGTCTATGAAGTTGTCTAATTGGATAATTAGTCGATTTGTGTATTCTACAGGGTCTTCAAAACGAACTTTGTGTGCTGTAAAATGTGCGGTTAACCGAGCAAAGCCTTCATCGGTTAATCTTAGCCCTCCCTTTTCTTTTTTGCGTGGATTTTGCCACCATTGGGCAGTGAGTTTTCTAATGGATTTTTCGTCCGTTGATAGTCCAAATTGTTCTGCTACGTATTTTGTAATGTCACTCTTTTGGTTCATCTATTAACTTCTCTCCAGTAGTTAATTTAAACACAGAAAAATCAGTGGTATTAAACTGCTTATTAAGTTTTTCAGCAAGATTAATAGCGTGTCCACTGTTTGAGAAACTAACTTTTTTATACTTTGGACCAAGTTGTTGAGCAACCAAACTAGTAGTTTTTAGGTTAATTGGCTTATCCTGATGAAATACTGCCCAGATAGCTTCTGCTTCTAGTATTTGCTCTGTTTTATAGGTTTTTTTACTAGTAACTTCTAATAAAACCCGTGGCTTTGGTCTGCTCATGTATACGTTTCTCCGAAAAGTGCGTATATATTTATCTAACTTAGTTAGAATGAGCCCCCGTCAACTTTAACAGAAATAGGTCCAATATCTTGTGGAGTTTGGGCAATTTGATCTAGTTCGCCAGCTAGTCTTGTCATTACCACACTTAGACTGTTCTGTAGATCTGCGGCTTCTTTAATAGATAAAGTTAGATCCTTTTTGCCGGCTTTAATAGCAACTCTGGCCTTATCTAAGAAGTCTTCAATGGGCAAGGTGTTTAATTGTTTCATACTTTATTTAAACGATTTAACACAACCTTCATTTCCTGAGGAGTACGGAAAGGACCTTGATATGGATTTCGTTCTAAAGTAATTAGTTTAGGGCAGAAGCTCTTTAACCAACCTTTACGGAAATGAATTACATAATATCCAGCACAGTATCTGCTTTTGCTTTTAGGACTTTTAGCAAACAACGGTAGTTTTTTCTTAACATCGTAGACAGGATCGTACGGTTGTGTCCTACAAGGAAAGTCGTAGACTGTGTAATCGTCAATGTTGCTTTTCTCCGCTTTGATCTTTTTAATGCTTTCTTCAAAGATAGCAATACCAAACTGTGCGTTGATTTCGTTTAAGTCCTTAAACTTAACTTGTTTCCCGTTTTTCAGAAAGACGTAGCCTTTTTTAGATTTAGAAATGCTGCCAATCTTTGACTTTTCGTCTCTAACTAGCCATTCTTTATTAGGGATTAATACTTTAGCTGTTGAGTTCATTGTGTGTACCTTGCATTTAATGGTTCAGCATAACTTTGTACCTGTTCGCTGATCTTAACTAGATCATATTCGGCACAGAGTTTTAATAATCTAATACCTACCTGTGCCACATTCTTGTCAGCAGTTGTAGCAGTATCAATTGTTTCTTTAATCAATGCTTTAATCTCATCAGGCTGTGCTGTAAGATCGCAGAGTTGTACGTTACGAGTATAGTCGTCTAACACACGATGTTCGACACCTTCATGGTCGGTCCAACGCTGCAGCATCATGTTGTTCCAGTTGTAGCCTTTGCTGTCTCTGTCGGCAAAGGCCTCACGGAGACCAACTTTATTCTTTGTCCCTTTCTCACGTACTCCTGGATAAGCAGAGAAGATGTTGTCGGAGGTGTCGCCACGCATACACTTCTCAAATAGTAACCAGCTCGGATCCGGGATGCCTTTTGGCAGTTTAGTTTTTTTATCAATGACATACTTACCTTTTTCATCAAAGTACCCTTCATGCGTAGTTGTAACCTGCATTACTCCATTATATTGTCGAACATTTGGAGCAATGAGTTGTGCGAAATCGCCGTCTGTTGAAATAATAATATGATTATCTCCTGGATGACTTTTAATCCAGCCAGCAATTAAATCATCTGCTTCAAGTTGTGGATGTTGTAGAACAGTGGCGTTAGTCTTTTCTGTAATAAAGCCTTTAAACTCATCAA